TTTTTGTATGAGATTTAAGATCTTAAATTATTTTATTTTGATCAAAAGGATAAACAAATGTCTGATGATAAAGAAGTAAGCCAAGAGGTTAAAGAACAACCTAAAAAAGCTTATGAAGGTGGCGAGATTGTTTACTGGCTTAAAGGTGAAATCTCTCAAGATGACTCTACATTGATTCGTAATGCCAAACGTGTATTCAACGAAAAAACTTTACCTCATGTAGAAGATGATGCTACTGCAGTGGCTAACATTAAGTTTGCTATGCTTGCTGGTAAACCTGCTGACCCTGTAGCTAAAGAAGGTAAAGAAGAACATCGTCGTATTGATGATGGTGCGGTAGATGATAACGCTGGTCGTTTCGTACCTCCTGTAGCTACTCCTACTGGCCCTGGTAATGAAGGTGAACGTGCAAATACTCCTGAGCGTACACCATCTGGTAAACCTGTTAAACCTAAAGACGCTAAACCTGAAGGTGCTGAAGCCTGAAGGGGTCTTCAGTCTGGTGGACCGTCTGACGCCTAACAGACTAAATATACACTCTACTCCTTATTGGGGTAGAGTGTAAAATTATCTAAGTCCTGCCTATTTTTTGAAAATACAAATATAGGAACGACCCAAATGGACAACATACGTTCTAAGAACCCTAACGATATATCTGGAATTAATGTAAATCAATACGATCTTAAAGAAAATGTATTCGTATTAAATGCTAATGAATACACCAGGAAGTTAAATCCGGTAGTCGATTATGTTGAACAACAAGCAAAATTTCTATCGGTTATGGAAGAGATTCCTTACGAAGATGCTAGAAGTTTTGTAGCGGAAAATATTAAACCAGATGGTTTATTTCCGATTAAGAATCCTAAGATACATTGTGTTCGTAAAGATGAAAATGGCGATCGGTACGAAGATGTAGACAGTACTCTATTACAGTACTTAAAAGAAACATTTGTTAGTGAAGACATCATGGCAGCTACGTTTACAACGTTTATGCCACACAAACGTAAGATGTCTTATATTTCCCAATATGTAGAAGAAGCATTTCCTAAACGTAAAGCTTTAAAGAAACGTCAGTTTCAAATGAAGCAGATGGGTAACTCAGTAGGTGAAGCATTCGCTAATAATGGTCAGAATAACATTAAGCGTTCTATTAACTCCATTTCTGGTGCCTCATCATTACCATCAACACCCATTTATTGTATTTCGATGCATCCTGTATTGACATCTAACTGTAGGATGACTTCTGGATATGCTAATGCAAATAATGAAAAACTGTTGGGTGGTAATCGACATTATCATTCGGCAGATGTTACGATCAATAACTTAGTAGCACTAACGACCAATATTGATTTGGAACAAGTAAAATCAGTTGTAGATCAATACAATCTTTATGTCCCTAATTCAGAAGAGTTATTCGAGTACATCTTAGAAAGTACACGTAACTATTGGAGATGGCCGGAGAAAGAACAAATCATTAGAGAGTTTATTACCAAATGTACTCGTGAAGAAAGAGCTTGTATTGCTTACATTTACGACTTACATGCAATGAAACGATTTAATGAAGAATTCATGTATTCTTTTATTGGTAAACTTTCAGAAAAAGTAGATCCGATTCCTGGATTAGATCTTGAAGAGGCTGGCCGTATTTTTAACAGCGCTTTAGATGAAATTAAGATTCATGCCATTCAAGTCCATTCTGATAAAGTTATTGGTGAGCGAGAATCTGAATATGTTAAGACAGATACGGTTATTACCATGGCTTCTCAAGTCATCAATACCTATCATGTTTTCCAAGAGTATAAAGACTATATTCAGACATTCTTAAGATCTCGTCATTTACCATCTTCATTAGCAATGCTTCCTGCTATTTTACGTAAAGTAGTATTGATGTCAGATACTGACTCATCTATCTTTACAACAGAAGCCTGGACAAAATGGTATACGAATAAATCTAGAGGTTATAAAGATAAGCAATTATCTACAGGTGTTTATTCAGCTATGGTAATGTTGTCTTCATTAACTTTAAAACATCTGTTGGCTACAATGTCAGCAAACTTAGGCGTACCTGAAAAGTATATTTGGGGCATTGCAATGAAAAACGAATTTAACTTTGTTATCTTCGTTAATCTAAATCGTACTAAGCACTATATTGCGACAATCGCGATTCAAGAAGGTAATGTTTATTCTGAATTAGATATTGAGAAAAAGGGTGTGCACATGAGGAATTCAAATAGTCCTCAGGACATCATTAAACATGCTGAAAGAATTATGGAAAAACTATATAATTTCCATAGCGATGAAAAGATTAAAGTGTTGGATGTTTTAAAAGAAGTAGCTGATGCTGAAAGGAAAATCATTCATTCTTTAGAACAAGGTGAACCGATCTACTATCGATCTACCCAAATTAAAGAAAAAGAATCGTATAAGAAAGAAGAAGATCAATCTCCTTTTGCCAATTATATATTCTGGAATGAAACCTTTGGTAAACACTACGGCATGACCGACCCTCCACCCTATTCGTCATTTAACGTTAAGTTAGATATCAATAACAAAACAGAAATGGCTCAATGGTTAGATTCTTTCGAAAATCAGGAATTAGCAAACGATATACGTGAGAATCTTAAAAAGAGAAATAAAGATCATTTAAGTACGATTAACGTACCTTATGCAGTCTTTACATCGCAACCTATTCCAAAAGAGATTATTCCAAAAGTAGCTAAGCGAGACATCGTAATTAATTTGTGTGCACCTTACTACATTGCTTTAGAAGCAGTAGGATTTTTCTTCTTTGATAAGTTTAATAGTAAATTGATTTCTGATTACTATTAAAATATAAACATATAACATTATTGTGTAGGTAACCTACATCTTTTTTCTAAACCTAAACTTAAAGGAAATAAAAATGTCAGATATCGTATTTTTGACCAAAGATGATTTGAAAGCTCTTGTTGTGAAAGAATACTACCATCGTATTCCTGATTCAACTGTGACTGTTTGTGCAATTACTTTGAAAAATGGTTTCGTGGTAGTTGGTGATTCCGCATGTATCGACCCTCGTAAATTTGACGAAGAGATCGGTCGCCAAGTTGCTTTTGATGATGCCATTGAGAAAGTATGGGAACTGGAAGGTTACCGTATGAAATCAGAAGGTTTGTTCAGTCAAGAACAACAATAAGTAATATATACTCCTCTACCCAGATAAGGGTAGAGGAGTATTATTTTTTTACAAATTAAATAGCCAATCTACTTCTTTTTCGTATAAAGGTTTTAAGTCAGAGATCCGATAATCATCAAATACTTTACCACCTTTTAAACTTAGCAGTTCGTATTTCAACCTATTAACATAGCCTTTATTGACATACATGTATGGTTGTGCTGGAGTATTTAAACAATGTCTTAAGAAACGAGACATTGCCAGTACATAAACCCATTTATTCTGCCTATTTAAAAGAATGGGAGGATTATCCATAAATGTAATGGCACGAACATCACCGATACCATGTATGTTTTGGCATATCTTTGCGATATTAAAATTACCACCTCTCGCTCTAGAGAAGATTTCTTTAATATCTTGATCAAGTTCTGTAGAAGAAGTATTAACATAAAAAGAAGTACCAACATAATCAATAGTCGGAGAAATACTATCGTCAGTCAGCATACAGTTTTTATTGATAATAACTTGATTCAAATGAGATGGTAACATGTTAGGCAAAACAACCATGCCTAAGAAATAACCAATAGCTGGAACTTTATGTTCAGGATTAACAACCTTAATGCGTTTATGATGAATACGCCAAGCTAAGTATTGCATTACTAATAGATTGATGTCAATCTGAATAATTGCAAAACCAGGTTTATCAACATAGTTTTTAATTGTCATTAAGTTGTAAGAGATATGGGTTTGATCATGTCGTAAAACAATAACAGGACTTAATTCTTGCCATTCTTTTTTAACATACTCCCAATCCCATCTATTTTCTACTATAGAAATAACTTCTGTAGTATTAGGGCCATAAAAGTTACCATAGTGTAAACGACCTACACTACGATAAGAAGTAAAGCCTAAAGCATTGGCTTTAATAAAAACAGTATTATTAACATACTGTTCTATGTATTCGTCAGGGATGTTTTCCCCAATATCCAAGTGATGTAAAACACGATATAGAATGTGTTGACCAGCTACGTAATAATAATTGTTACGATACCAGTTAATGGCTCGTTTTAATCTGTTATCGATAACCCTGTTTGCAAATTTAAGATGCCAGGTTTCTTCTTTACGTATCCGGTTCGTGATACCAACAATATTAAACATTAGCTGAACTCTTTTTAATATAATAAAATTTTTAAGTAATAGACGGTCATATGAAGATTTACGTATAACGGTTTAAAATATCGTTATGAATAAATTTCTGTATCACTACCTTATATATGATAGATTAAACTACTGACTCTAACTGGGTCAGTATAGGGAGATATATTATCTCATTTCAAATAACCGAACATTTTAGTATAGCGTTTTTATTGTTTTAAAAATATTTAACTCTATATTATTAATGTGTAATAGGGAACGAAAAGTAATTTAATCAACGTTACTTTACGACTTATTACAATTAACGTTAATTGTAAAACCCTTCTTTTAAAGGAAATTAATTATGGGTATCGAAATCGATAACAAAAACTTGGGCAATGCTCGCCCATTCACTTTCACTGGTAACGGTGGTTTTGCTGGTTTCAACGTCATCAACAATGACTTGATGAGCTTCGAGAAAACACTTAAAGAAGTCATCGAATCTCGCTTTACTGTAAATGGTATCGACATTGGTATTATTCCGCTCGACCGTAAAAACCATCGTCTGCTCCCACTGGACGTAATGTTGATTACTGTTCGTGATGAAAACGATTCTGAAAAATCTAAAAACCTGCGTGGTGTTTATGCTGTAGCGATCTGTAAATCTACAGACACTCTGCGTGAACAACAAGTTGACTTGGGTGGTCGTAAATTCAGCATCGACATTCTGCCTAGCCAAATGTTCAATGCGCCTGAATTGATCAACCTGTTCGTTGCTGTCGTAAAAGACAAATACAAAGAAGATACCGTATACTGCGGTGGTTCTACTTTGTTCGTAGACGAAGTGAACTTGAAAGACCAAAGCGTAGTATTGCGTTCTCTGATCAACTACTTGATGGCTTGTGTTACTGGTGCAAGCTACGAGAAAAATCGTCGTGATCGCAAACTGAGCGACATGAACTTTGCAGACCATGATCCATCCGAGGTTCTGTATTGCGAACGCAAACTGAATACTGCTCCAGTATTTGATGAAGCAAACCAACCTATCCGTGCTGACTTCATCCACACCGTAACTGGTCGTGTAGAAAACAACAATGCCTCTACTTCTTTCTTGGGTGATGGTGGTGTTGCTCGTGAAGTATCTAGCGTGACTGGTTATATCGACATCCTGCCGGTATCTCCTAATGCGAATGCGAATGTAAGCAACATGTGTCCATGGTCTTCCACAGGCTTTGCTTATGGTCAAGCTGGTTCAGTAACTGGTCAACAAGCTCCAGCAGAAGCAACTCGTACTTACGTAACCAACGTGGTATTTACATCCATTAACCCTGCCGAATACCAAACCATGGGTAACATCCTGTTCGGTCTGGTAGCTGGTGTGGTTGCTTCTTGGGACAACTACTGGTGGGTAATGACCGCGCTGAATCCAAAACAACAAGCGCCTAACAGCTTGCATTCAGTAGCTGGTTTGGGTTACGACATTTCTCAAATACTGCGTCTGCCTAAATTTGAACCAATCCCTGTTGACAGCCCTGAGTTCAACGATGCTGCATGGATCAACGTATTGAACACTTACTTCCGTCCAGATGTAGTATTCTCTCTGGAAGTTGGTTTGGGTTCTGCTGGCGAATGGAAATACGACGCCATTCTGCAAGCAGCCATCGAGTCTTACGAAGATGCTGTGAAACCAGGTTCCTTCAACGGCTTCCTGATTGATTTGGCTACTTTGTTGACCAATGGTGTATTTACTGCAGAATACCAAAAACTGGGTGGTGATGGTCGTGTGGTAACTACATTGCGCGATCGTCAAACTTTGGTAGGTTCTTACTACAATGACACCCTGAAAACCATCCGTTCTGTTCAAGACTTCGACCGTCGTCTGTTGCTGAACCAAATCAACGGTTCTGTAGAAAACATGGCGATTATCGCTGACTGGAACTACGCTTCTGTAGATCCATCTTTGAACACTCTGCAACGTTTGGGTATCCAACAAGACATTATCAAACGTCAAGCACCTTCTGCTAAAGTCACTGGCTACGGTGTGCGTGTTGACTTTGATTCTCGTTTTGTACGTGCTCTGGTAAATTCAATGCGTATTGCTGGTCTGGTCCTGATTAATAGCAATACTGTTACTCCAGTTAACCAAGTACAATTTGCTACCCACATTAACAATGCATTGGTCAGCAACATCGATGGTCACCTGAGCTATGGTCGTACAACTACTGGTACCAGTGGTATGGGTGCATTTAACTTCAGCCAACATCGCCCTCACTACTAATCCTAATGTAGTTCGGTAATACTAATCCCTGACTCTTTAACTAGAGTCAGGGGGTTTGTATTATGTTCATCTAAATTTATTTTTTAGAAGTCAAATATTTTTTGATGATCTATTTTTGAACGAACTAACTACATGAGGAATGTTTATAAATGGGAACTTACTTACAATACGTAAATAGCGATGAAATCTATAACAATACAACTTGTGCTAAGATTATTGTTAATGATTTACCAAATCGCTCCCAAAAAGACAAAGCAACAATCAATAGCTTATTGATGTTGGAAGTAGGTGAAGTTTTTGATAATGTACCGCGATGCTCTTGCGGTGCGTTGTCCATGAAAATGTATAAGGGTGTTCGATGTAAGAAGTGTGATACGGTTGTAGAAGAAATTGTAACCAATAACTTAGATGATAAGATTTGGGTAAGAGCACCAGAAGGTGTTCCTGCTTTAATGAATATTAAAATCTGGTACCAGTTACAAACTTATTTGCAACGATCGTCTTTTAAGTTTAATTTGTTACAATGGCTTACTGATCCTGATTATAAGCCAAAACTAACAAAGATGTCAGCACCTATTAGAAAGGCACTACAGAAATTAGATGAACATGGTTTAAATGTAAGAAGTTATCAGTTCTTCTACGATAACTTTGATCGCTACATGGAATTCTTATTACTGAATCCAGAATTCAATACACGGGCATTAGAACGAGGCCCAGAGCTTTATCGCTTAATCATGGAGAATCGTAAAGATGTGTGGGTGCAGTATGTACAGATACCTAATCGAGCATTGACAATCATTGAAAAATCTAATGGTAAACAATGGGTAGATGCATCAACACCTAAACTATTAAAAGCAGTACGAAGAATGGTGGGTATTGATAATGATGAGAATTTAAGAAGTAAAACGTCAGCAAAAACCAAGCAGTCAAGAACTTCGAAATTCTTATCAGAAATGGCCGAATATTACGGTAAAGAAATTGACCCTAATTACTTAAGTAAGAAATATGGTTTATTCCGTAAACATATTGATGCCACTCGATCTCACTTCTCTGCTCGATTTGTGGTAACGGCAATTACAGAACCACATCGTTTTGATGAAGTATGGTTACCATGGGTAGGCGCAATGTCATTACTTGGACCACATATCCGATCTAAGCTTTATAAGAAAGGATATTCTTCGAATAAAGTAATGGCAATCATGACTAAGTACCAAATGGTTTATAATGAAGAAATTCACAAAATCATGACAGAACTTATTGATGAGTCTAGAGCACCTTGTGGTGAAAAAGGCATTCCTATCCTACTTAACCGTAACCCAACATTGAAACATGGTTCTATCGTTCTGTTAAGAGTTACACGAATCAAAACAGATCCTAGAGATATGTCTGCATCTACATCTGGTCCTATTGCACCTTTGTATAATGGTGATTTCGATGGTGACACAGAGAATTTCTTATTGTTATTGGATAATATCACGGCGCGTGCGTTACAACCATTCGAGCCTAAGTATTCAGTAAACAATTTGATCGAGCCTTATATGGCTGATGGTGTAACTTCATTACCGAAACCCACAACCATGTCTATTGCGGTAGCCATGACCAAAGAACAAAATCCTACCAAAGAGCAGCTAGATTTCATGTCTCAGTTTGTAGCGTAGGGTTAACCGTCGAAAGGAAGTATTATGGCTATGTTAATTACAGGTGGTCGCGATGCAATGCGTAACCACATGTACGGAGCAATATCTCAAGATACCGCAAATTTCATTCAAAGTCAAATCGCCAGTTTAACAGCGACTTATGGTGATGTCGCTGCTGGATTTCAAAATCAGTTGATGTCTAATTTTAATGCATCGGCGATGAGATCCATTACTCTGGCTAAAAATAACCTGGACAGTACTGGTAATATGTTTGATGAAGGTGTACGTAAATTGACTACGGTTGATGATTTCCGTATGGCTTCACTGAATAATCAACATTACATCTGTAGCAATCCTTATTTCCTGAGAGAGTTTACATCAGGACGTATGGAAGGTTGGAAATTAGAACGAACTTATCCAGAATTAACTGGTGAGCGAGATCCATATTTCCAAAATGTAATGCAAGGTGCTGTACAGTATGGTGATGAGGATTGGGGAAATGAAGATTCTGAAGACGTCATTATTCAGTATTACAATGATGAGGTTGAAGAACTTCCTGAACTCATGATCAATGAGAAATTCATTATCAAACAAAACTGGAATACATTATACAATCTGATTCAATCGAATTCTTCTGATGAAGAAGATTACGATAGTGTTATTGATCCAACCAGTATTGATGGTAATTTCTTATAATGTGAATTGTAAATTGAGTAGGTAGAAATACTACCTACTCTTTTTTTTACTTTGTATTGTTGAGGTTAAGTAAATGGCGTTTACAAATAATGACCCAGACGTAAAGTTAGTTCCTACGTTAGATGGTATAGGATGGATAGATCGAGGCATCAATATTAAATTAGACAGGTTGTTAGCAAACTTCTTTACATCGGATGGTTCGCAATCTTCTCTTTACTATCGCATGTTTAAAACATATCAAGTAATCAATGCAGATAATGTCAATGATGTCGAATCACTACGTTCGACAATGGAGTCTTATCTGCTTACTTACTTAAGCAAGTATTTTAACTCTGTTAATGTCGAAGTATCGTTAGCAGATATGCAAGGTAATAAGAAAGATCTCATGGATCTGCCTGAAGCAAGAATTGGTTTATTCTTGACCGTAACAGTAAACGATAAAGAAGGTTATATCGAAATGAATAAACCAGTAATGTACGAAGGTGGTGTGTTTAAATACACGTTGGATAAATTTAATAAAGGTGGATAATAATGTCAGAAGTTAGTTTAATCGATATAGAGAAAAACAATGCTGAAGCTGATGTAGCCAGTACTGAAGAGGCAATGAATATTGCCATTAAAGAACATATGCAGACAATTCAAGATATTCGTCATCAGATCGATACAGAATTATCTAGTATTGATGTAAATGATTATATTGAGAATTTCCTAGCACTTCATTGCGGCTATGTTTCCGAGAATGACCAATACTCTATGGATACTTGGTTGGAATTTGCTGGCGGCATGTATCGTCCTGTAAATTTAACACATAAAGGTAAAGTAATCGGACAAGTACCTTCTTTATATCCTGATGGATTATATAATTTAGTTTCTAGTGAAAAAGAAACCGTAGATCCTGATGATAAGACTGTAGGTAACACACTACAGCAGATCAACCAGTATGCAGAGAACTACCATGAGATCGGTAATGCTGAACGTAAGAACTATTACGATGCATTGGTTTCTAGAGTAGATCCTGATGTCATTAATGCCCATAAAGAAAAATGGAAAGAATTCTTTAGATTCATGGGTGTGATTGATAAAAATGTCAATAGTACTGAGACTAAAAAAGAAACTCAAGTAAGTGATAATAAAAATAATATCAGTAATATCTTTTCTTCTGAAGACGTATTCTAAAGATAAACTGATAAGGAATTTAAGATGTTAAGACCAATAAAAGGAAGAGTGTTTGGAGATGTTCATTTTTGTCATGCTCAGACACCTTCGGAGAAGATATTCGAAGAAGTGAGACATTACTTTCCTTTTTCTAAAGACGCTTATTCCTACGATATTACAGTTCTGGATGGTGATTACTGGGATAAGTTAATGCCCAATAACCATCCAGATACATTCACGACTGAAGAGTCAATTTATTATTTATTAAAGTGGCACAAACAGCATGATTGTATGTTAGTCATTGTGGATGGTACGCCACTTCATGATGCAGGACAAATGGAGAAGTTTGTCCACATTAATGAGAATTCCGGTATAGGTGCTGATTTAATATTTGTTAAAGATGTCGACATTAAGTATATTGACAAATTTGATATTCATGTTTTGTTTATTCCTGATCGTCCTCGTTCCTCTCCTGATGACACTTATCAGAGAGTTAAGGAAATAATGGAAGAAAAACAGTTATCAAAAATAGACATGGCTGTAATGCATGGTTGTTTCCAATACCAACTGCCAGAGATTTCTGCTGATCACAAACACGTAGAAGAGAATTACCTATCTATTGTAAAAGGACCGATATTTATTGGTCATGTACATACTCATTCTACATTTGACAGAATCATTGCTCCTGGATCATTTTCCCGTTTAAGACACGGTGAAGAAGAACCTAAAGGCATGATTGATTTTGTAATGGATGTAGATAATAGTTTCAAAGCAAAGTTTATTGAAAATGAACTTGCAACAATTTATAAGACCATTACCGTTACTGGGTTGAGTATTGAGGATTCTTTAGATAAAATTAAAAGGATTGTCAATAAGTTACCAGAGAACAGCAAAGTTCGAATAGAATGCGAACAAGGACATCCAATTACTGCCGACAGATCATTCGTTACTTTAAAGGCAGAATATTTATCAATCAACTGGTCTATTAAAGTAGTTACTGATAAAAGTGTCATCGCAACCGATAAAGAAGTATTCTCTACAGAGAATGAATATGTACCTTTAATCATTAATGAAAATAACATTATTGAATTAATTGAAAGAAAAGCAATAGAACGTGGTAATTCTAAAGAGCTTATTAAATTAATACCAGAATACTTACAAACTATTATTTAAGGACTAAATCATGGATTTCACTAATGAACGAGAGAAAGGTAAAGTGCCAATATCTATTGGTACTTCGTTAGCATTTGAATCATTACTAAACATCCATGATGATCTGAAACACAAGATACCTCCTTATTTAGAGACAGAAGTAATCTGGATAAATGTCAAAACATTATTTCGTAATCTCTGGGGAGCGATCCCCAGAATACGGCACGATTTAGTTTCAGATATGCAATTAGCAGAAGCATTGATATTTGAAATGGAAATGATTCGAGATGTTTGTCGAAATGAGTGTCGTGGTTTAGAAGTAGTTTATTATTTACCTAACTATTTTGGATTAGGAACCATTAATAATGAAGTATTGCTAAGAATGGATAATACTGAACTACAGAAAAACTACACAAAAAGAATGGTTAGAACTTTGGAGATTGTTTTAAAACGATATAACCAAGGAATGGATATTAATAATGTGTCAGATCGTAATCACATGATTCGTATCTATAATAACCAGATTACTGATAGAGAGACAAGAAAAACATTCATCATTTCAAGCTATGCTTACGACTTAACCGCTTATAGGAAGTTCAGTAATTTAAAACTACTGGAAACACATACAGGAGCAATTAAAGGTCGAGAGCTATGGTATACTAAATACGAAAATCATTCTGCGGTTCCTCCAATGCCGTTTAGATTAGACTTATTGACTATCTTAGGAGACAAAACCTTATTTCGTACTAAAGTACCAAAATTAAGACAGGCAATAATCGAATTAGCCAAAACGAACAGATGGACACCTCTTACTACTACAGATAAGATACGCATGAACATCGGATCTATTAAAGATTATCAAATTCGCCATCGATTATTAGATGTCATCACGGGCATGTGAATAAATTCACTATTTGCTTATTTAATGAAACACAATTACATTTCACTTTAAACCTTTTATAGGACTTTTAAAATGGCTGAACAACAACAATTTGCTTCTAAGTATCGTCGTAATATTACCCATACACGCATCATGTCTTTGTGGGGTCGTAACGAAGAGAAAACCGTAGCTTCTTTTAACCTTTACGTTACTGGCAATGTATTGCATTTAACAGTATATACTGGTTTGTCCGAAGACAAACAACGCCGACAAAAACAAATTAAGTTTGACTTTAAAGACGGTCAAATTACCTCATTCTTGGCAGTCTTGCAGGGTTTGGTTCAGTTGTCAGAACTTCCATTTGATGGCGAAGCGCGTACAATCGTTTCTTCTATCTTTGGCTATGTTAAGTTCAAAGACATGGAAAAAGCAGAACGTCGTGAGATTGGTAAGATCTTGGTAGGTCGTGATAAGAACGGTATCTACTTTATCTCTGCTATTAACAATACTCATGGTCGAGTTAAGTTTAACTTTGAATTGGATCGCGATATTGTTATTTACGATATTAACTCGAATGAACCTATCGAACCTAAAGAAGCTTCTGAACGCATGATGCTTCAATTTGTTAATAATGCTAAACTGATTTTGGCAAATGTCTTGACTCAAGAATTTGTTGATAAAGATTCTGAAAAAGAAGGTGGTCAGTCTGGTGGTAATAACAATGGCGGTAATCGCCAGTCTAGTAGTAATACTTCTGCTGCTGATGATTTTGATTCTTTGCTTCCTTAATCTTTAATGCTATACTACTCTAGAGGCCCACAAGCCTCTAGAGAGTTTAGTATAAATTATTATAACAATATAATATTATATTGTAAGGGTAGACGTATCCTTATACTTTAGTTTGTTAACAATCAAAAAGGAAACTATCGTGTCACAACTTTATTTTGACATGTCAGGAAACAAAGCTTCGATACATGTGAAGTATGGTTCCGAAACAGTTACTTTCAGCTCTCTTTACTACATTAAGGGAAAAGACAGTAATGATGTCGAAACCGCAGCATCACCTTATAACGAATTTAACCAATGGATTACCACAAAACCACAAGCGTGGCAAAGTGAATTGTTTGGTTATTATAAGGAATTAAGAAACACAATCGATACGGTTAATAACGTGGAACTTCTTTTACAACAATTAAATAAGATTTTTGTAAAAGTATACGACATGATTTCTTTAGAAGAAATCAAGATGTGGATCATTAATCCTAATACTCCAGTATATGTAACCACAAAACCATCTACTCGATACGACGAGAATAGAATTGCGGTACCGAAAGAAACAACCTACGAATACGAAGACTATTTGGAATTGGTGATTTATTCTTTTGCATTACGATTAGCAGCGCCAGTATTGGGTGAAGTAACCTATCGACGATTACGTGAAGAGTACGGTAGAAATGCTAAAGAAGTATATGCAATGGAAATGTTGCATGGTACAGTTTTAGATGATTGTCGTGCTGAACAACGATTAAAAGAATTTATGGCAAATACAAAGGTACAAACAGATATTAATAATATCGTTGTATCTGGTCTATCTGAAGAAGATTTCCAAAACTACATGTATGCCATTATTGTTTTAAAGAAAGTTACATTAGGGGATATCTCAGGTGCTGATGGTAGTTATCAGTTAATTAAAGATATTTATTATCTGTACCGTTCTAAGATTAAACAAATTTCTAAGCCATCTACTACCGATCCTAATCAGGTACAGATTAAGAGAAATCCAATTACAGATAACAATAGTTTTTCAGAAAGTAATTCACAATCTATTTTAGATGTGGGTTATGCTCGTAGTAACCTATTGTCAGACGATAAGATTTTTCTGAAGATGGCAATTAATGATCACGCTCAATTAATCAATACACTTTGTCCAGATCTTCCGATTGAACTTTATTACGAATCACTTGACGCAATGCGTACTAAGTTTGATTTGTCTATTCAGTCCAATGAAGATGGTTATTCTAAACCGTTGCAGGAAGTACAATTAACTATTTTAAAATGGTTAGTTGATGAATCGGTTAATACCGTGATATTTGACTCTCTTGAATTAGAAGAGTTTATTGGATTGATTGCGGTCATTCGAGCAATTCTTTGGTATCGTGAGTTTTACGAATTTGCAGCGATTATTTCAGCAATCTCTTTAGAACCACGTTTTGACCAAATCCACATTCCTTATTCGCATCGGGATAACATCACTCCAGCAATTCAGGAAATGTTGGAAAAACGATTTGATTTAGCTGGAAATACTAAATCTGAAAAACGCAATATGTCTGCGATTGGTTGTATTGGTTTAATTGAAACAGAAATTTCTGGAACCAACTGGCTACTGACCTTACCCGATTCATGGTTAGCCCAAAACAAAATCCAAACAAAAGAAGGACGTTTGATTGTACAATCTAATATCCGAAACCGTATTGCTGAACTAATGCTCTTCATTGAAGCAAATCAAAAGCTAATTGAAGACATCTAACTGTAAAGGAACAAACATATGGCATCTTATAATTCCATTGGAAATGCTGGTCAACGAATTAATTTCAGAATTGAATCTTTGAAACTGGTTCGTGTTAACGGTTTTCAGGATCAGTACTTGCGTCCATATCGTACCGCAATGACAAATACGGTAGAAAATAACATTCGTGAAATGACGGATCAGTTTAATGGACGTATTCCGACCAGTCGAATCTCTGAAGCATGTAATGACTTCATTATGCCTTCAGATCGAGTAGAAAGTTACCAAGGTCGTTCGGTAAGCGTAGCAATGCCTAACGGTTGGAAAGAACATCGCTATACTTTTATCATGGTTGTAGAAACAACGATTGATAACTTAGCGACTCGAGAACTGATTACTGGTTATACCGACCGTTGCGATGCCGCATATGGACATAGTGGTTATGGTAGGACTATTCACATTGCTCCTGATACTGTTTTCTATGTAAATGCGGTAACTAAGCTATCACAACGTTCTATTAACGGTATTGTCGTACCTACAGTTGTCAATAGCTATTCTGTTATTGGTGGTGGTTTCTCTACAGATGCTTATTTAGGAGCGACTACATGGCGAATGACGCCACAGAACATGATCCAATCAGCTAGAAACAGCAATGTAGAGGGATTATCTACTATCCCGCCTACAGGAAGTGCACCTATCATTGGATCTGATTATCGCCAAGTGCAAAATGCAGCCGTACTGACCAACCGCAATAATAACTCACCAACAAATGTATTCTCTAAAATCATTGAGAATATGGCGACTTCAATTAATGCAGATGCGACATCTGGTATGGTGGATCCTATTATTGCCCAAGATCAAGTACGTTCAGCAGTAGCGGATCCGTCTATCTTTAATTCCATCTTCATGAGTTCTTTGTATAACTATTTTAGTCAACGCATTGCTTGTTTTGATTTTGGATTCTTAACACAAATTAATCCAATGATCGACCAAATCATGGCTGTTGACGATAAAGGTTATCAAACAACACAATACCAAGGTACGTGGGATAAACCAACCATCGAATCAATCATGGCTGTTGTGGTATCGAATATTGTTACCTCATTCATGACAAGTGCTTCATTAACTTCTATTGAATTCACAACAACAAACATGTTGCCAATAATGGTGGGTGGTGCTGTATCGTCATTCCAAACCGATACTAAGATCAGTGACGTTCGTGGCTTTAACCAAGCGCTAGCTTATCGAAACTTCATTCCGTCTTATTGTCAGCGTTTGACTGATGAGTTAGGCCCGATTGTATCCCGTAATAACAATGCTGGTTTCAGTTTGTATGTTCGTGCCGATATGGGTATTGATATCTTTATCCGACTGAAGTACGACAATGGTATTGAAGAAGCTTTCGTATTCCCGATGTTTGCTGATTCTATCATTTCACCTATCTTGACTACAAATAGCGATCTGTTTAGACATAACTCTAACGATATTAATGCAGCAATGAATATCGTTACCGATGTGTTTGATGAGAAATTGTTTGGTGGTTCTAGTCGTCAAGGATGGGGTACACCAATGATGGGTAATAACGATAATGTTAATACCGCAATGAACTGGGGATCTCCAGTTCAAACTCCAGATAACCAAAAACAACATTTTTAAGGAAATAACATGAATATGTTAGAAACTTACCAACGTATCCTGAATACGTGTAATCTGCATGTAGATGATGCAGGCATGGTAAAACGTCAGTTTAATAATAAAATGATTCCTTTGGGAATTAAGTTTGGAGAAGAACATCGTTACATGGTTCTCCCAACACGAGAGAATCTTAATTCTCCTCAAGTAGCCAGCTATGTTATTTTCCATCCGTTTATTGAAAATTTGGCTCGTTCTGAATCACGTGTATTGTCAGTAATTCGTAAAGAGTTCATTCGTCATTACGGTGCACAATTAGCTTACTTGATGACTACATTAGTAGACTTGTCTAGTTTTGGTAAACACAACGAACTGACACCAGAACAACTGGAGATTATTGGTAAATTTGGTAAAACAGATAAAACGTTTGCAGAAAACTTTGGTAAGATTATTACCAATTTGGCAAAACAAGGTGGTACTAATACTCCAGCTACTTTATCATTGCGTAAAGGCATGACGATTGGTAATCGTAAGTATTCACGTGTAGCGATGTGGTCATCTCCATTGGTTGACGAAATCAATAAGACGATCGAGTATTGCGAGAAGTCTAAAGATTACAAACCAAAAGTATTTGGTGTACCTGTTCGTAAAGCAGATTTGAAAACATTAAAAGCAGTGTGTGATGTTTTCATGCCTGATATCGATAAAGGTAGTTTGTATGGTACTTCTGATGCGACAGATGCTCCTTACATTGAAGCATTCATTCGCTCTTTGAAAACATTGCCAGCACACACCAACAGTATTGCTAAAGTATTCTTCTCTGGCGACTACCCTATTGTTGCTGCAGCAGTAGCTGAAGAAGAAATGTCTCATGTGTATTCCGATATTGATTGGATCGAGGATGAGTTCTCCGTATCTAAATGGAAATCAGAATACGTAATGATTCCTTTGCAAGAAGGTAATGAAGGTAATATTTCTGTTGAGGAAGCGACTAAAGCAGTTCCAGTTCAACAACCTGTTAAGAAATGGGATACGGTATCTACACCAAGTACTGGCAATGCAGTGCAAGCTCAAGCTCCGCAAGTACAACAGTCACCATACCAGCAACCTATTCCACAACAACCCGTTCAGCAAACACCTCAGGTACAACAGGTACAACAACCGGTTCAACAGGCTACGACACAAAATCAATTTATGCCACAGCCAGTACAACCACAACCAATGTACCAACAACCTGTACAACAAGTACAGTACCAGCAACCGGTAATGCAACAAGGTAATCAGTTTATCCAACAACCAGTACAGCCGCAAATGATGCAGCCCCAAATGGTTCAAGGATATCCTCAACCTATTCAACAAGTACCGGCGCATTTGCAACCAATGGTATCCCAATACGATCCACGAGCAAACGGCATGTACATGGCACCACAGAATCAGTTCTATGGCCAACCACAACAAATGCTTCCTTTCGGTGGGCAATCACCAATGGGTCAAATGCAACCGTTTGGCGGATATAACCAATTTAACCAACCTATGCAAAACGTAAGTCAGTTATTTGGTATCGCTAAACGATAAAACATAATGACTACTCTCCTCTACCTTTATCGGGTAGAGGAGAGTAATCTAGTGTTTTGGTTATTCAGATTATTATTTTTAGTTCCGAATTATAATAGGAATACAACTATCCAGCACTTCTACGAATAACCGTATTGTAGTAGTTGTAAAGTCTGTCAATAATTTCTTTGCTAGGAATTTTAATCTGCATCATATCTGCTCGGTATTCATCAGAGCTATACAATCCATTGACTCGCATCGTAGCCCAGTGGTATTGTGGTTGTACACCAAGGAAACGCAGTAATCCTTCAAAATCATATTCCCAACGCGCAGCATCGATAGGTGCTACTGGAATGATTTTTTCAATATTATCACTGCGTGAAAGAATGGGGAGGTGGTCTTCAATCACCACTTTAAAATCTTCGTGACCGTATCCTGAGTCATCGAATGTATCGTTTAGTAAGGACATCTTAAAAAACCTTTCAGACATATATCATTATATTGCTATATAGCAAATTAAGTAAATTTACACATTTTATCCCAACCTTATTAAAGGATTTTTGAACATGAGTCATGAATTAAACCAGAATAGACTGGAATTGCGCGGCATGACCGCATTTAATTCATTTGGCGATACTGTATCTGCTTCTCGAGCGCAGATGCAAGCATCGGCATTCTCACAACATTACGTCATAAATGGCGCAGAACCTGATTCTATCCAGACGGGATTTTCTCAAGAGATAGGAAAATACACTTACTCTATCAAGACGGAACACAACATTCACAATATTGTAGCTATTGTGGATCGATATACTCCTAGTTCATTTAATGGAATTCAATTCTCACCACAACGTGTCGTCATCTATCAAACATTTGACGAAGATACCAGTAAGCCACTATATGGTATTATTAATATCGAACGTGTTTGTAGTAACCATACTAAATTTGGATTCCCTTATAAACCAACACCAGATGCATCAAATATTCGTATAGGTGCATCTATTCCAAAAGGAACGATTCTTTACGATTCTCCAGCTAAAAGACCTGATGGTAATTACTGTCCTGGTAAAGAATTGCTGACATTATATTCTTCTTTAGAAGGAACCATTGAAGATTCTATTTTGGTTTCTAAAGATATTGTTGGACAAATTAAAACCAAAGTATATGTAACACGTACAATGGAATTAGGGGAGAAAGAGTTTCCTTTAAATCTTTACGGTGATGATGATAACTATAAAGTGATTCCAGATATTGGCGAATATTGCCGACCAACTGGTGAAGCTTACGAAGGTATCATCATGGCTAAACGAGAATATCGACCTGAATTGATTCCAATTTCATTTACGAAGAAATCAACACGTAAATTTAATCCAATTACTGATATTGGTTTAGATGGTAATGGTGTTGGTGCAAGAGTAATTGATATCATCGTTTATAAACAAAATAAAACCACCTCTGCAGTTTCTGATAAAGTATTGGCACAACTGAATAAGTACGCTGATGCTTATAAAGAATGGTGTGAACGTATTTTACATCAGTATAAAGCGATCCAAGCAAATAACCATGGTTCTGCTGAATTTACTGATGAGTTCGATCAATTGATTCGTCATTGCATGGCTATCTGTAATGAACCAATTCCTGATACTAAAGGTAAATCATTACCTATTCAAAAAGTAGGTAATTTCAATCGTAAACTAGATGACATTGTGGTTATTGTCAAGACAGAATACGAAAAAGAATTAGGTATTGGTTACAAAATGACCGATCAACATGGTGGAAAGGGTGTTGTCGCTAAGTTAATCCCACCTGAAGAAATGCCGTATGATCCAGTAACTGGTTTGAGAGCACAAGTCGTAATCTCACCAGAAACAACAAATAACCGCATGAACTATGGTCGTATTTACGAACAAACCTTGAAGACAGCAATGCTTGAATTGAGAATGTGGTTAATTAACAAAACAGGTTTAGATGAGAAAACACCTAATCTGAAAGATTCTGTTATTCGTCTTCCTAAAGAAATACTACAGGAATGTTTTGACCGTATTCAAAGATTTCTTGAAATTACTGTTGATAAACAATTCCACTGGTATTGTTCTTTAGATTTTAAAGACAAAACCATTGATCTTTATCATGTATTGAAAGAGAAGTTTTATCTTTATCGTCCGGTCGATAATCCGAATCCCTATTTGGAAATGTTCGATACATTATCTAAAGAAGGATTCTTATCACCGCCGCGTAAACTTAAATATTTTAATATCTACACGGGTAAAGAAGAAGAAACCTCATTAGAACATCGTATTGGTCCTAACTACTATATCTTCTTGGAAAAGATTGGTGATGAAGCCGCTGCGGTATCAACAGCAGCTACACAGCCAAATGGTATCATTGCCCCGATCACTTCTAAAGATAAAGCCAGAAGTCATGGTGCTCGCAGTCAAGCAACTCGATTCCCTGCAGAATCTGAAATTCGTTGTTTGATTTCAGGTGCACCGTCAGGTATTGTAGCAGAAATTCATGACCGATCTAATAATCCTACCGTGATTGAATCTATCTTAGAGAATATTTATTCATCCGATAAACCAACGAATATCGAATCGGTAATTGATCGAGATAAATATCCTCTTGGTAATAATCGTTCGCTAAGTATCGTAAACCATATCTTCCAATGTAATGGTTATCGTTTAGCTTATAAACCTTTTGACCCATCTCAACAATCAAAATCTCAATTGGATCCTATTACAGGTAAGCCGATTATGTTGATTGAGAATGATGATGAAGAAGAGGTTAAAGTTCAACGTAAGACCAAAACCGAAATCATCTTGGAAGGCATCGATGCTAAAGAAACATCTAACGAAAGTGATGATGATAACGATGACGATAACGATCAAAGTGATGATGAAGATATCGGCATTGTTGAATATGATCCTGCAGCAGATTAATAGATTAAAACGGAGTGAAACGTCATGCAACGATATTCTGCAAGAGCTGTATTAAATGCAAAACCAGTAGATGTACTAAACAATTTCCGTGGTAAATTTGAACTGGTCTTTGATGATGGACAAGTCATTGAATCAACCGGAATGCAATTAGCAATGTCTCGTTATGCATGGGAATTGATTAAGAAGTTTCCTAATGTAGGATTGTATGCTCGTCATCACATCTCTACATTCATGAAAGAGGATACTGATTTTAAACCCAGTACGATTTTGAATTTGAACAGTAGTATCATGACCGATATTTGGGATGTGTATTATCGGAACAACAATACAGATGCTATTAATAAAATGCAAGATGAATTATGGCAAACATTTATGGATATTAACAATGCTATCTTTAATGATGTCATGATTCATGGTGCTCAAAATCACGCAACCATGAATATTGAAGATATTCTAGAAATCATGTTGGATAAAGAGATATTGGATATTGAGAAGAAATATCCAGTTAATCACGATACGGTAGTAGATCCAGGATATGTTCCTGGTATCTATTCTCGTAAAAAGAAAGTGATTGATCAAGATCGTTTCCGACAAAACAATATCTCTATTCTGTTAAGATCAGGATCGATTAAAGCACAACAGCTTTATCAATGTATGGGTCCTCGTGGTTCTTTAACCGATATGGATTCATCTATCTTTAAACATCCTATCGATACTGGATTCTTTCATGGTTTAAAAGATATTTATCATGTACTGATAGAATCACGTACTGCAGCATTGGCTTTGAATAACCAATCTGGTCCATTGAAGTTTACTGAATACTTATCACGTCGTGTTCAGTTGATTGGTATGGAGTTAGCTCGATTACATCATGGTGATTGTGGATCTAAACATCATTTAGAAATTCAAGTACGTGGTGAACGTCAAGGATCGGTTATGTCCGATCTACGTTTGCTAGAAGGCATGAATTATTTAGATGAAGAAACTGGAACATATCGTCCAGTTCGTTTAAAAGATACTCATTTGATTGGTAAGCGTATTAAGGTACGTACAGTATTAGGATGTAAGCATAAAGATCCTAATGGTGTATGTTCTACTTGTTTTGGTGAAGCTTCTCGTAATATTGCCAGATATCGTAATCTTGGCCATTACTGCGTTATTGCGTTTACCCAGATTATCACCCAAATAGTATTGTCTACTAAACACCACATCTCATCTGCAACAGCATCGACAGTTCAGTTGTTTGATAATGCACTGAATTATTTAAGAGCGATTCAAGATGGTTTAGGTATTAGTATTCGTCCTGATATTTTAGGTAAGTACAAATCTATTAAATTGGTATTGCCCGAGGTCGTATTTGAGGGCTTGTCGGATATTCGAGAAGTAGAAGATACCAATATTCTATCACCACGAAGAACAAGTCATGTCAATCGCATCTTGTTAAGAATTACTGACAAGAAAAATAATACGGTTGATGAAGTTCTTGATGTTGTTTCTATTCGTGATGAAGGTTATTTATCGGCAGATATGTTAAAACACATGAAGGAGAAAGGATGGACTGTTGATCATGATGGTAACATCGAGATTGATATTACTGAATACGATCCAGAACATTCAGTCATTGAGATCACTCCAAAACAATTTGACATGTTTGCTTATTCTCGTGGTATTGAGAAGATTCTTAAGTCTTCCGTAAAAGACATCAAACGTCGCAATACTGAAGTAACTCCAGAATCATTCTTAATGGAATTGGTAGATGTTATCAATACCAAATTGGAAATTAACCTTTCCATTTTGCAAATTGTAGCATATACCATGATGTGTACTGATCCTTCTAAGAAAGATTATTCATTACCAAAACCACATACGAATCATGCAGTCGGTACCATGGATCACTTATTGATTGGTCGTTCATTATCAGCAGCATTGCTGTATGAGAAACAAACACAAATCTTGTCTTCAGTAGATTCGTTCTATTACACAAATCGAACGGATTCACCGATGGATGAGTTGTTTGTTCCTAATCAAATGGATCTGAAATACCGTAAGGTGTAAGTAAATGAAGGGACTCCCTTAATGAGGAGTCTCTTTTTATTTTTATTTTTAAAGGAAATTAACCATGTCTAGAAAACAACAAACTGTTATCTTTTTAGATATCGATGGTGTATTGCAGCACGATGCTTATCGTCGTTATTGTTTAAGAAGAGATTGGAATTATAACTGGAGAGTAGATCCTACTTGCTTGCTCTTATTAAAAGAGATTCAAGAACAACATCCTGAAGTACAAGTCGTGATCTCTAGTAGTTGGAGAATCAATAAGATTAAATCAGAGTTTGAACATTTGTTTAGACAATCTGGATATGAAATTAATATCCACAAAGACTGGAAAACAGTTAACCATACTCACCCAACATATCAGGACTATTACAAGTACTATAAATACACAGAAACATTTACAGATAAATTGTATCGCCCTAAAGATGGTGATAACGGTTTTTATTTAAAAGAGTTTGAAAAACTAGAAACAGAAAGAAAATTACATTATCGTGGTTGGCAAATTTTAAAATGGTTAGTCGACCAACCTGATGATGTAGACACACGATTCTTTATTCTGGATGATTCAAACGACATGCTGATGCTAGAACCAGAACTGATTCACGTCATAAATGGTGAAGTGAACAATGGTTTTACGCCAGCACATCAAAATAAAATTTTAGATCTTTTGAAAGATAGTTTTGAAGAAGGTATGTATAAATACATAGGTTCTCGTTATTATTTTCTTAAAGATCGGTATCTACATCCAGAAAATTATTAAGTTTCATTCAGAAAGGATATTTAATGGAACCCATGAGAATAGAAGCTTATCCTTTGCAGTTTATTATTTATCCTAGAGACCGACAAGACATCGAATTAATTCGATTATGGTGTAAAAACTTCATTAGGGTGAATACTTACTGGGATAAACGAAGAAAACAAAAGGTATCGATTCCTGTTGCCGCATACGTTTTCTTTAGTAAAGACAGAAGTAACATTAGAGCAATGAGAACAATGCTTCCTGATTTCATTGCTCATTTAAATCTAGCTAGGAAAATAGAAGGTAAGGATTTTGTAGTCGAAGAGAAATCTTTGGATATTAAGTTAGTGGAGAATAAATACCCAGAGGTATTAGATCACATTAAACCAAGAGGTGAACAAGGCGACCTTATTGAGTTTATTACCAAAAACCACAATGGTTGTTATCTGATGGCTTTATTTACAGGTGGTGGGAAAGCTGAGTTTCTCACTAATAAGATCCGTGTACCTGGTGGATGGAAGGAAATGGGTGAAATACAAGTAGGAGATTATGTTATCGCGGCAGATGGCAGTCCTACTAGAGTTACCGGTATTTATCCACAAGGTATTACACCTGTTTACTCGGTTAAGTTTAAAGATGGTCGTGAGGTCTTGTGCAGTGATGAACACATTTGGAGAGTAATTAAAAGAAATAACGATAAGTTATTCGAATACGATATCATGACAAAAGATCTGAAAAGATACATGGATGAAAATCCTAGTACGAATAATTCAGATCGTCGTTTATATATCCCTTTATGTCAACCTGTAAATGATTACGAAAATACGTACAAAATTCATCCATATGTATTGGGTGTATATCTAGGAGATGGTAGCTATACTGGAGGCATTACTAATCCTGAAGAAGATATTATCGAACGAGTAAGATCTTTCTTACCTCCTGAATTAACGCTTAATAAATTTAACAGTATTCATACAGATAAATGCCCTACTTATTCATTAGCTAGTACAGATAAATCTCCAATCAATCCCATTAATGGAAGTAGAGTAAATATCTTTAAGAAATTTCTTAAAGAAACTGGACTTAATGGTTTAAGATCTTGGGAGAAGTTTATTCCTGAAGAATACATGAGAGGGACCGCAGAACAAAAGTTTGAATTAGTTAGAGGTTTACTGGATACTGATGGTTATATCAGTGATCATGGTTCGATTGATTTTAGCACGACTTCTTTAACTTTGGCTAATCAGTTTAGAGAATTGATATTCTCATTAGGAGGAATTTGTAAGTTTAGACAAAGACAGACTTATTTTACCCATAAAGGTATTAGAAAACCAGGTAGAATATCTTATCGACTAAATATAAGATTTAAGAAACCTAGTTTATTATTCACTACGAAAAAGAAACTAGCAAGATGTAAAGACAATGGTCAATACTGCAAACATCTTAAATTACAAATTGTATCGGTAGAACATATCGGGCACAACTATACTAAATGTATTAGTATAGAACACCCTAGTCGATTATACCTTACTGAGAATTGTATTGTTACCCATAATACCATGTCCTCCATCATGATCTGTCAAAAGCTCAAACAGAGAATGGTTTGTATCATGAGACCAGGCTATCATGGTGAACAAACAGAAGATTCTATATCTGGCTGGATAAAAGAATTTTCTAAATCTACAAAAGTGGATCCCAAAGATATCTGTACCGTATCTGGTAACAAGGAATTAAAATCCATTATCAATCTAGCTTTAGCCGGTGAATTACACTATAAAGTTATTCTGATTTCTAATAAGACTTTACAGTATTACGTTAAATACTACGAGGATTATTCTGAAGAAGAATTCAAAGATTTAGGATTTAATGCCACACCCATGGAATTGGGTAAAGTATTAGGTGTTGATACAGTATTTGTAGATGAAGTCCACCAAGATTCTCACTTCCAATGTAAGTTGATTACTTATTTAGGTGTGAATAAAATGGTGGGTGCAACAGGTACGATTAAGGCTTCTGATCCTTTTGTGAACAAGATGGCAGCTTATGCTTATCCTATTAAAAATAGGTACATGCAAAAGAATATCGAGCCTCATGTACAGCCAACCGCATTTCATTTTAAATTTGATAAACCATTCATGATTCGATCTGAAGGATTTAGGGGATATAACCATATTAATTTTGAAAAATCCATTCTTAAAAGAAAGGGTTTAACAAAACAATATTTTGGAATGATTGATAATCTAGTATACGATCGATTCTTAACTAGATTGCCATTAGATCCAGAATATAAATGTTTGATTGTGGTTGCTTCTATTAACATGGCACGAGCATTAGCAGCTTATCTAAAAGAATGTTATCCAGATCTAGAAGTCAATTCATTTGTTGAAGATGATCCTGATTCAAATGCATTTAATTCTACGATTTGTGTATCTACTCATCAATCATCTGGTACTGGTTTAGATATTCCTAAATTAGCGGCTGTATTCATGACAGTAGCAATTGGTTCTGAACAGACTAACATTCAAGTACAAGGTCGTTTACGTAAGTTACCTACAGAAGGTGCGTTACATGACTTTGTTTACTTTGTTTGTGATGATATCGATTCGCATCGTAAATACCATTACGATAAAAGGGATAGGATCTTTAAAGGAAAACTATTGCCAGTAATCGAATTGGATTCAGGAATCGTATTAGAAGTATAAGTGAATATTACTCTCTACTCCTTAATTGGAGTAGAGAGTAATTTATCATTCTAGATTATTTCAGATATATACTATTAAAGTGATCCAATGAGAGTAATCTCATTTCTTTCTAACTTTTTGTAAAGGAATAAAAAATGAAATTAGGTAAATTTGCATTGTTGTTTATCGCTACAGTAGCTGCAAGATTCTATATCGAGTCTAAAGGTTCGGTAGCTGAAAAAGAGTCCAAGAAAATTGGACCTCTTGATTTGTAAAATAAACTAAAGAAAGGACAGTGAAAACTGTCCTTTCTTTTTTTTTTTGATTTATTTTTGACTACGATAAGCTTTCAATACATCAACCATATTCTTAGCATGGAATAGTTTACAAGCATTCTCAACTGAATTAATAAATCCAGCACTAAAATTAATACCTGCTTGTCGACGATCCAATTCATCCACTCCATCAATACTAATCAGTTCTTTGGTCATGGTTTCTACTGAAGTATTCATGGTAAGGTTAGAATAAGGATAAGATGATGTTACGTCAATGTCTCCACTATCTTGATGCACATTAGTGTGTAATAGAGGAGCATCTTCTAGATTATTCAAACCAGGTTCTACCAATAAGTCAGCTCGCAAAGTAATAATCCAATCATCCCTACCGATAAGTTTATTATCTAAAGGAATGACGCAGTTTTGACCACCAGTGCCATAAGCATAACCATGCCCTAAATTAAACCAATGCATATGGTTTGCTAATCGCTTAGGTTCAGATTCAAAATCCTTATAGTCGCTATATTCACAAGACGAAACCAAAGTATGGCAAATATCTAATGTTTGTTCGTCTAAGTATTCTAATGCAATACAGTCGAACTTATTATAGATAACATACTCGTAAGGATACTTGGTTTGCATGAAGATATGCCAATCAGGTGTACCTACTAAATGGTTAGATTCTTCAAACTTCAATTTACGAATACGGCTATTTCGTTTTCTTTTTTCAATTTCTTTTTCAGACATCCCTGGTTTAATCTCGTCAGGAAATTCACGAGAAAGAATATAATCCAGAGAATACTTAGGTAACTTACCTTTGTGTTTACGAGAACCATAATAGAAACACATGGAATCTGCAAATACAAAAGAACTAGGACAAAATACTTGAGGCCATTTTTCGTAGTTTGCAAATGTCTTCCACACACCTTTTTGAGACATACCAGATTCACGACCAGGATTATATCTAAAGAATCTAAAATCACGAGGTACGGATGGATCTGACAATAAATCAGCTGGATTAATATTAGCACGTCCACAAGCTTCTATTAAACGAGAAATATCGAAGTCCATGTTCCAAGCTGAAATAAAATCAGGTTTCAATTCGTGTGCTCGTTTGAACAAGATCTTCAATACATCAATCTCGGAGTCAGCAACATAAAACTCTTGTTTGATATTACGGTCTTTATTAACCTCGCTTAAGTAGATATTATCGTATTTATAAAGATCATTGATAATATCTTCTTTGGTTTTTTGTGGAAACTTTTCTTGGATGAAATATTTATCCACTACCGTAATTACAACATCTTTAAAAGACAGAGTAGCCATTTCTATCCATTGCCATCTTTTCTTATCTCGGATGTTTGTCTCTACGTCAAATGCAGCAACGTCAGCTAATTCCTCAGTGTCCTTAGCATATTTAGATTGATTGTATTTGAATTTCAATTCAGCAGAAGAAGTTAAGTCAGTACCAAATACATAAGGATCTTTTAATAAGTCATTTGGATTAGGTGGTAGAAATTTAATATCCAATGCTCTAGCAGCTTCCTCTGCCATTCTACGGCGAGGCGCTTTTACTTCATCGCAATCCGTTAAAGGAAATCTTTCTTTTTTCTGTTTATAATGCCTGTTCTTTCTATTCGCTACCCAAAAGGTTTTGTTGAAGTCTTTAATCAATTTTACTTTTGGTTCTTTAGTACCGTCATCGTAATAATCAGTGACTTTAACTAAATGCAAGTCAAAGTCAATATGTTTAGGATTTTTACAGTATACGACATTGCGACACTGTGTTCCTTTTAATTCCGCCATTGTTCAATCCTTACTTTATGAGATTAAGCCATTTTATATACAAAGATAGAAATACTTTTTCATACGTTTTATCTTTGGTGTAATTATTTTAAATTGTTTGTGAGAAGAATAATTAAAATGAATATTTCTAATTTAAATAACTTAGGGATGCCTGAGGTATCACAAGAACTTATGTTGAGTGAAGGAAACTGGACAAGAGTAGATTCTGACCTATTTCCTGAACTGACTGATCACTTTAAATGGATTAGACGTAATGTTCATCCAAGAAAACTATACAGTGATCCAAAAGTAGCAAAAGGCTTTAAAGATATAATTTTTAAAAATACTGGCATTAATATTGAGATAGGGACAAACTACCATGAATTTGGCATCATTGTTCCTGATATTAACAGCAATAGTATTTTGATTAAACCTAAAAATAAACAATACTATACTAACGAAGAAATTCGTAAAAGAAGTGGTGAGGTTAGAGGATTTATCGATCTTAAGAATTTCAAAGTGTCTGGTGATTTCAGTTTAATGAAAGCCACTCTGTATATTTCTCCAGAGTTTATCTATGGTGATTTCTATAAGGCAACTAATGAAGAATTAGCAGCAGCCGTATGTCATGAGATCGGTCATGCATTATCTTATTTCGCTTTAGCTGCCTATACTTATTCTGCAGTCATGCCAATGATAGGAATGGTTAATCGTGTTCTTAAAACAAAAAATACTGAGGAATTAACAGTAGTGTTGAAAGAATGGAATGATGAACCTACTAATCTGACTACTGTTGATGTTAAAGAACTTTCTAGTAAAAATAAAGAAGTAATCGTGACAGCAATCGTGGGAAACTATACTCGTGATTTTAAATCAATCATGAGACATAATGCATACGAGCAAATTAATGCAGAATACTTAGCGGATAAATTTGCAGCTCGTGTAGGTGCAGGAGCTTATGTGGTATCCATACTTGATAAGCTATATAGTGCTCACGGTACTCGTGCTAAGATGTCTTTAAATCAATTCATCTTTAATGAGTTTATGATTTCTATACCACTTGTTTTTGGTTTTGTTCTCGGGATGATGGTAGGTTTTGGTGTTTTAGGATCTGCAATCTCTAGTGCTATTAATTATATATTGACGATGATTACAATTGGACATACTAATCTTTCTGACGGTACTTACGATACAGAATTGAATCGTTACTTACGTATCCGTGAAGACATGGTTTCCATGTTAAAGGACAAGAAGATCGATACTGCAATTGGTGCTCGTATTCGAGCAGACATTAAGCAGATTGATAATATTCTTAAAGATTATAATGAATACAAGTCAGTCGTTGCTTCTGTACTAGATTACATCATCCCATCCCGTCGTCGTATTGGTATTCAAACAGAATACTATAGAGAATTAGAAAAATTGGGCAATAACGATTTATTCGTTAGTGCTTATGATTTAAAACAACTTTAAAAAGGAATTAAATAATGTCTATTCAAGAAAATGTTCGTCAATTAGCTCAAGAGATTTTCCCTGGTGAAGGTCGTTCTAAAGGTTTGGCTTTTGCACTTGGTTTGTTTTACGGAATTACTGCTGCGAACTATGACAAAGCAGAATCTACTAACGCTCAAGAAGTATACGAGCAAAAAGCAGCAGAACTGTACGTTCCAGATATTTCTGAAATCAATAGTTCTGTTGTATTTGATGTTCGTTTAGCAGTACACGTATTCCAACACACTTTCTTAGGTTTGTACGAAACACGTTATAGTCCATTCTCTATCAAGAGCAGTGCGAATAGTTTAACTGAAGCAGTTGTTGATTTTTCTAAATACTTTACTGCAGAAGAAAACGAAGTATTTAATCAACATCGTGAATCTATTCTGAAAATGTGTGCTAAACTGAACGAAGTTTATTCTGTTCAAGAAGAGGCATAAGCCATGTCATTACTCAATTTAAATTCTCTTGATGATACTGAAGTATCTAACGAGTGGGGTTTAAGTCATGTTAACGATGTTAAGAATGCGATTGAGAAAGAAGCACGAAACGCATCAGTAACCATGACTGTAGACAAGAAAACTCGCGAAGAGTTAAATCGTGAACACGATGAAGAATTGGCTAAGAAAACGGAAGAGCAAGAACGTAAACGAGAAAACCGAAATCAAGCAGTACGCGATGCTGCTGAAGGTTTGGTAGATGCTGCAAAAGCAACAGGTCGTGGCATTAAGGAAGTTGCGCGGATTGCTTATAATCTTGCCTTAGGCGAAGATAAACAGAAATCTAGCGATCATCCTAGTAAGTCAAAAACAGATGTAAATGAATAAAGAATTACTCCTCTATCCTTAATTGGATAGAGGAGTAATCTTTTAGTATTTTTTAATCATTGCCAGATCAATATCTTTAGGATCTAATCCTGTTTTATCGGAAAGGTATTTTACTCTTAACTCATCAAGTTTACGTTCATCTTCGGCAGATAAACCAATGTGTTTAGGAATAAAATGTTCCCCTTCGATATAACTAAGCGGATCATCCTTTTTATGTAATAAATCGCTAAGTTGCATAATTCATTCTCTTACAAAAATGTTTTAATTAAATATTTCATAAGACTATGAGTGAAATCCAATATAGCTATATTTCATTTTTATTCAAGAAAGGACAATAACATGTCTAAATACGGATGGGACGAAGAACCTATCGAAACTAATCCAAGTGCGTCAGATACTGTGGAGAATACTGTAAATCCTGTAGATGATCGCGCTACTCCTAAAATTGAGATTGAAGAAATCTTAAATGTTCCAGAAGAAGCCATTAATAAAGATTATAAAGTACTGAAAGAAACCGATGCTGTAGAAGAAAAGATCGAGGCTTTGGAAGCAACTCAAGAGTCTTTGAGACAAATCTACAAGCACATCCAACAAACAGGAAAAGTATCTGTAGGTACACATCACGATTTGAAAGAATTGGCACCTGATATTTCTTTAGAATCAGCAAACATGTACACGTCTGTACCTTCTGAAAACCAAGCAGAAGAAACAGAAGTAGCATTGCGAAATACCATCAGTGCTAATGAAGTAATTATGGCTGGCGTAGCTGGCGATCTTCGAATTACGGCGGCTAAGAATTTATTCTTCGGTGGTGATAAATCAGAAGCTGAACGTTTGGCTTATATCGATAAAATTATTGCTCAGGTAGCAGATGGTGGTTTCAGACGAGACCAAGCCATTAAAGCAGTGCGAGACGCTATTGTTAATTTTGTTCGTGATATTACGAGTAAAATTGAAGCTGCTAAAAAAGATCAAGAAGCAGTAGCGGGTAAAGATGAAAACATCCTTCAAATGGTTACCGAACATATCGATCAATTGACAGCGACTAGAGAAATCTTCACTAACGAATCTGAACTGATTAATTGGTTTAAGCGATACATGAGTCCAGATCAGCAAAGACTGCTGTTCTCTATGGAAGAAGAACTCGGAAGATATTCGAATATTGCTTATGTTTTAAAAGATTATGTTACAGATCGTAAGGTTTATAACATTACGGAAACACATGAACAAAAAGCACATAACCGAGTATGTCATCAGTTAGATGAGATCAACCAATGGATTACTGACACTGCTAATGCCATTATTAGTGGTAGTCCAATTCCTGAAGATACTCGATATTCTGGTAAAGCTTCTCTTGAAAACTATATTAGTGTAAACAGTGATGTTGATAAATTCGATATCTCTTCTGTTTATCTGAAACCAGAAGTGTTTGAATACGAACCTCTTTTGGATGTATTGGAATCCAGTACTGAAGCCATTTCTGAATGTATTAAAAACAATACTCACTTCATGAATGCACAGTTTAAGAAGATTCAAAATTACATTAATTTCTATTGCCATGATTTACTTCCTGTTTTGGATGAGTATGTCAAATCTCGTAAGGACATCTTTTCAGCAAAAGAAGAACAAATCATCAATAACCTATATGATAACATCCGTAAATTGGTAACTACTTTATCCGCAAACTTGGTTAAAGACGTTACCGTTTATGTAGGTAAACGTAATTACTTCTTGGGTGTGATGGCAGGTTATCAAATTGTTTTTAGTACGTTGTCTGATGTCGTGGATTCTTGGATCAAGAATAATGAAGAGTTTCCTGATTCAGTATACGATTCAGCTCAACGAATCAAAGAAGCTTCTGATAAAGCTTTAGAGATTTTTGCAAATCCAGTAATATCTATTAAGTAATAGGACATAACGACTATTCTCCTCTACCTTTAGGGGTAGAGGAGAATAATCTATTATGTATTAAAGATTTTGTTCGGATTCATGTAAGATGAAGTTAAAAGTAATGTCTTCAGCAACCGCTAAAGTATCATCACTTTGTACAATCAACTTCTTACGAAGAGTAGCACGTTTACCTTCATCCAATACAGTAAATGAAACAATATCGTCATTATTGCCAAGATTACGAACTTTAATACCCATTACATCTTTACCGTGTTCTTTTACCAGTGCAGCTACGATAGAAGAAATAGAAACAGTGTTCTTTTTCAGTTCTTCGTAAATCACACGGATAGAAGCAGTTTTGATTTTTTCTTGAATATCGTAATCAATGTATACCTGTTTACTTACAGTGAACCAGATTTGTAATGATTGTGCGGCATTAATAAATGTTTCAATACCTTCATTATACATTACTCTAAATTCACCCATGGTAGAAGATGGATAATACAAGATACGAGTTTGTTCAAGCGTTTTATCATTAATAGGTTTTAAGTCTTCAACAATCCAGTCTAAGAATGTTTCTACAATCTCTTCACGATAAGATTTAGCAATCTCATCTGTTGCGAAAAGATAAGTAGCATCCACCAACATTAATTCTAAACGACGAATGACTTTTCGTGGTTCTTTAATAATTGGTCGTTGATTCTCATCCAGCATGACATCACCTTCTCGATGACGATATACTGGTTGGTCGTTCTCATCTAAAACAGGATCGCCTTTACGATGTCGTAAGTTATAAGTGACTTTACCGTTAACAATATTAACAATAGAACCAGTTGCCTGGTCTTTATCGTAAACATCTTCAGGATAAGTCAATGGTACGTTTTTATCGTATCGTTTGTAGAATGTTTCAGTAGCATGAGTACGAGCACGAGTCCAAAGATATTCTAGATAATGACCCAGACGAACATCGATAGACTCCATCAGACAAGCTTTAGCATCTGGATTGACCAAATGTAAACCAATCAAGTTATCCAGTTTAATTCGAGACCAATTAGGCATTTGACCATAGAAACCAAACATGACTTCCCATTTAGCTTCAAGAGGAATCGGTACATCTAATTCACCAAAACCTTGTAAAGACATGTTTTTAACAATCAAGTTATGGTTTTCATCCAAGTCGAATCGAGTATCTAAATCGAATTGAAACATTGGTTCGTTTTCAGGAGTACGTCCAATGAACTTACCAGCCAGATAAACATAACCTTTGTCTTTATAAGGGTGGATCAGTAATTGCGCCCAATAATCATCATCCCACATCTTTTTATAGACGTCATTACTTTGCATGGTAACGATCAAACGATAACCTTTGTCGGTTCTTTCGATCGTATATTGATCAATACCTAAAGCAATGTCAATCTTATCATTAGCAGTAATGAATGATTTAGTTTTTGCAGTAGGTTTATCTAAGTAATAAGGACGAAGACGAATCGTATCATGGTTAGTATCAACAACATAATGAAATGGTGAGAAGAACATCTCATTGGTGTTTACTGCCTTAGCTTTATTCTCAGAATTCATCTCTTTAATACGGTCGATGTCTGATTTAGTTAGCATAGACAGTTTACCATTTTTCATGGAGTAAACAGACTCTGGAGTAATGGTTATTCGTGCATCGTTATCGATAACTGTACCTGAACCAATCAGTGCTGAAATAGAAGTCGTCAGAACTTCTACAGAAGAAGCAGCAGGTGTAATCAGTTTAGAGGATTCAGGATTAGGCATATCACGAACAGCCCAATAGGCACGAGATGTAACGTAATCTACAGCTTTAGTGATGTTAAAGCGATAATCCTGAATCTTATCTTCAATCGCATTATTAGAGACAGGAATTTCATTAGGGCCTACTGTATTGTTAATGACTCGTTCACGTAATTCTTCAAATGTCGGTGCGTCTCGACCTTGAGAAATGAACGTGTCTGACCAGATGGACATATTACGTAATGATTTCAATGCAGCACTGTATTCACCAATAGATGAATAATCACGTTTACGCTCACCTTGTGGAAAGAAATCGTAACTAAATTGATTAGGAGTGTATTCATCTAACTTCATTGAGATCTCACCCAAAGTAGAATAGATTTGTACACGAATACGACTACCCAGTCGGTTACTAATCAAGCCATTATTACTGGTGGTCGATACGTTATAAATCTTAGGAATCGTTACTGTTAAAGTACTGTCATTAGTATTTTCAATAACCTTCAATACCGCTGTTAGTTTATTGATGTCGTAGATATCTGGTGAATGAGTCGTGGTTAACTCTTTCCAGCCGGTTTCATCATTACCAGTAAAGACTCGAGCGTAATAATACTGGTCATTAAAGTTTTTATTTACTGTAATCGTTGCATTACTGGTAATAGAATCTTCTACTACTGTTTCAGTTACCTGGATTAAACGAATACGAATTAAGAAATGTTTTACACCATCAATATTCGCTACGGAGTGTTCAATGATATTACTTTCTAATTGCTGAATGGGAGATTTCTCAGCCGTATCGTAAGTGACACGGAAACCACCATGTCGTAACTGACGAATGTTAATCGGATAATCCAACATAAAGTCAACATTACCAACAGTGATGCGAATACCTTTAGGAATACGCAATAAACGTCCATCATCATCATTAGGCATCGGTAACATGATTTGTTCTAGTTCATCGTAATCGAAAGCCAAAACAAATGTAGCATCACTAGGCAATGCAAAAGCACCTACCCAGTCAAGATCACTTAAGTGATACCAAAGATCTTCATGTGTTTTTGCAGCAACAGGATATTGGCGACGATTAAGTAACCAACTTTTACCTATTGCGGCAGCGGTTTGTACTGCAGACATCTCCATGAGTAATGCCACAGGGTTTTCTGCAGATACAATACCATGGTTATTATTCAATACTGCTTTTAACGTGGTCAGAGAGTCACGCATCAGCATGGCAGGACTACTACCATACTTTTCTATATTTTTAACGATTAAAGAAGTATTATCTTCAGCCATTTTTCATTAACTCCTAAAAGTAAGGATTATTAAGGTCAGCTAACTGTATTAAAGAGGCAGAATTTTTCCAATTCTGAGGAGTACACCACCATTCTAGTTCACGACTAATTGGATTAATCCATGGGTATACTTTATTATTCATGATTTTCTGATAACGTTTATCTACCTTGATTAATTGTTTACTGCGGTATTTATCAGACATGAATGGTTGGAACATTTCTACAGTTCGATTAAATTGTTTAATGATGATTTCATCTAAATATTCTACACCAGAACATGCAAACTCGACTTCTACTGTTTTATCGACATAAGGTCGATAGTTATCAGACTGGTAATCAAAATACGGACCAATATCAATACTGGTTGGAATAGCATAACCAGTCATGGCAGCTTCAGTAACGTAAGTCTTCGTTTCATCCATTATGAGTCGATAGATACGTGTGGTATAATCCATACGTCCGTTTGACAAATACTCGGGCCAAGGCATCAGTCCATAACTTTGAGTATAGACCATCCCGATATAAAGAATCCAGTAATAGTACAGATACATTAATGGATTACCTTTCATTGAGTTTAAACTCATGTTAAGGGAAAAGTCTCCTTTATAAGTAGCTGGACCATCAGCCATGATGTGGACTTCTTTGAGAATACCTGCTGCCGAACGACGAACACCTAATTGACCAGAAGGCCAACCAGTTAATGTTCTGACATTGTTATCAGAGATAGCAATAAAAGGATAGCGCTTATCGATCAGAGGGCAAGTAATATACGGCATGAGTTCTGATCGATTAGGAAATCCTGGCATCGGCATCATGCACTGAGGACCAAGAATACATCGAATTGCTCGCATAATGGAATTTTCTTTATCTGTTAAAAGAGGAGCCATTTTACGATCGATTCTAAGATTATTCTTAGACATGTTTAAGTCTGGTCTTACTGTGAAAACATAACCTGGTAAGTTTGTATTAGGTTTAATCATCGGAACGTTAGTAACGATGTTTGGTCCTCTAAAGCTATCAGTCATGGATTCACTCACTGTGAATCCATGTTTTACTTTAACAAGACTGTCGATCATTTCTTTGATGGTTCCCGTGTAGTTATCACTTAGGATATCGTTGATACTAAATTTAGAATCTCCGATCTGTGTAATATCGATGGTCATGATTAGACTTTCTTTAAAAACTAGTTTTTATTGTTTAAATTAAAAAGGAAAACAAAATGATTAATGTAGTCGATTCTGGATTAACAGCCGTACGACACATTGGCGATACCTTAAAAAGCAATGCAGCGCGATTGCTTATGTCAGACGCAAATAACGTGTCTGCTAAATCTCTTAGCCAATACTCTCAAGAGTTGCAGCTTCGACCAACCATCGCCATTGAACGTGAAATTCTGAATGACCAGAACATGCAGACTTTGGTTCAAACCGCTATGTCTAACTACGCGGCTTATTATATTCTTGCCCTGTCTATTGATAATACTATTAATGGTGTGTCTGTAGGTCGCATGGTAGGTAAATACTCGCCTAACCGTTCTGCTTATAATAATGCAGCCGGAGTAATTGGTAGTGGTATTGGTGCGGCTGTTGATGGCTTAGTTGTTTCCCATCAGTCATACTTACCACATTTGGCTAAAGAAATTAAGAAAAATACTTTAAGTTCTCCTAAACTCAGCATTGAATCATCTATTCCTGATTTACCTAAAAAATTCCAAGGTGTTTATGCACTTTCTCGTGAGTCTTTGGGTGATGTGATTGCCTCTATGGAGCACTTTGATGCACTTGCATTGGAATATGGTACTGAAGCGGTAGCACATGCTTACAACACCGTAAATCTTGAAGTTTCTGCTGAAGCTTATATACCTGCTGCTACAAATGCTTCTATAGTTGCTACTGCCGGTACTGCTGCGGCCTCTGCAGCTGGTAAATATGTACTGGATAAAGCACGCCAATATATCGATTCTAAAGTAGACAAAGCTTTGGGTATTAATCAACCTGAAGAAGAAAAACCAGAATCCGAACTAGTAGGTAATAACGCACAATCTAATGCCAAAGATATTAACGAAATGCAAAACTTGGCAGTAGGTCGTCTCCTGAATGTATCTTTGTCTCGTGACAATGTTAAAGCAGACATTACCATGCTCTTGAAACCTACTTTGGTTGGTCTTCGTTCTACTTCTATTGCGGCTATTGCTGGTATTTCTAAGAAGCCTACTTCTTTCCGTGATCGTTGGATTGCTTTCTGGGATCGTGACCAAATTCAATCAGCATGGGACTGGATCTCTTGTCGTGACCTGGTAGAAGCTCACCGTCGTCATTTGGTTGAAGATACGACTGGCTATTACGAACAAACTTATAAGAAGAATAAAAACAACCAAATTTCTTCTTTGTTAACTGGTGAGTTCTCTGTAGGTACTGTTGCGAACACTTGGATTATCTCTGACATGACTGCGGCACGCGTAGAAGCTACTATTGGTGCTCGTTTGTCTAATAAACGTGCTCGTGATAAATTCATGGCTGAATCAGGTTGCATGACTCTGATTGTTTATAATCCAGATTACCAACGTGTGTTCTTGTACAACCATGGTCTGGATGATGTTTCAGAAATCACCATGCAGTACCTGAAGAAAAAATCAGAATCCCCTAATTTCGACATGGACGTGTTTAAATTGATGTCTCAAGGCTCTGCCCCTATTATTTAAACCATCAATGAGGTTATCATGAATCAAGATGTACAATTAGCTCGAGAAGCCTTTAGTTTCTCTGCCATTTTTGATGGTATTACTAACTTTTTTAAATCCAACGATATTTCCGACATTCTGGAAGATACTCGTTCTCGTTTGCGTGATTCAACTATTCCAGCTGTTTCTATTGCAATCGAAGAAACTCGCAATATTGATTTTTCATCCAGTAAAAGTTATCAAATGACTTTGCACAACATTCGTCGCCATTATGGTAACAATACTGAACGTCAAGGATTGTTTGAAGCTTTAGGTAACGTTACACTACATGCCGAAAAGATTATTAATGAACTGATCGCCATGGTTTCCAAGTACTTCCCAGAGAAGACTGACCGTAACTCTATTACTTATCCTTTGGCACAAATCATGGCATTGGGTGAGACGATTGATTTCTTAGTCGTTTTCGTACCGAAATATATTCGTTACTTCATGGCTTATCATTTAGAAGAAGTAGGTGGTATTCCTGCCAACCGTACTATTTCTAAACCACAAGACGAATACATTAAAAAGAACATGATGAACTTTTATCGTTCTATTGATTCTTTGGGTAAAGTCGATTTGAAGAACTTGGAACGTATGGTTCGTGGTATTCCAGAAGTAGCGATCAGCGAAGATGGTTCTGAGAAGAAAATGTTCAATCAAAACCGTCTGGATCCAACAGGTGCATTACAACGATTCACCACTACCGGTAACATCTTGTACTACATCCAAATGGCTTGGGTGGATTATCAAAACTACCGTTACAAACTTTCTAAAGAAGAATTGGAATCAATTAAAATTGATATTGATTACATGAATTCAGTAATTAGTAGTGGTACTGGTGATGCTTATCTCGAGAAACAACGAGAGAAAGCTCATGAGCGTATGGCTAAGTTAGAATACGAAATCGATAAATACGAAAAACGTGCATTAGGCACCAGTTACTAACCGATAAAGGAATGTTAAGATGATGAATTCTTACCCAGAAGCAATTCTTGATATTCCTTACAGAAAAGAAAATAAATCAGAAATCAATGTTCCGTTTTCTATCTGTAAGGTAACGCCAGCACATAACCCAACCAATACTTACCATACACCGTTTAAACGTTTAGGTTTGAATGATGTCTGGCAAGTCAATAACATGGGTATCCGAACAATCAATACCGTGTCTAACACACCAACACATACAGTTGGTTTAGCCACTGGTTCTGAAGATGTGGATTACGTATACGCAATGTATACTGATCATCCAGAATGGTTTGAAGGTTCTTCTGAAGCAGCGTTCAAGAATACTGATTCTGTTATTAATTTAGCTTTGAATCTTCTTTCTAAAGATTACTATACTTTATTCGAAACCGCTTATAACAGTGGTTATTGTAATCGCCATGTTTGGGAAATGATTCGCGACATTATGCGTGATGTAGGTATTCGAGCAAATCCGGATGAACGACCTATGTTCCCACTGTCTTATCACTTAGAACTGATTAAAGACTACATGACTGAAAAATACAATAATCGTCAAAATGACGGTTCTTTGACTAAACGTACGGATGACAATACTGGCTTTAATAGCAGTAGTGGAAGTTTTTCTAAATATATCTTTGGACAACCTAGCGATGATAATACGATTAACTTTATTCGTCAGTGTATGACAAAAGGTGGTGTTGGTTTGTTGATTACCTACCTTAATGCCATGTATGGTTCTTTGGTTATTCGTAGAGAGATTTAATTATGGATAATAAAGAAAAAGTAGTCTTGTTAGGTACAAGACTCTTTATTAAGAAAGTAGGTAAGAAATGAGTTTGTTGGATTTAGCTACTGATTCTGAAGATTATGTAGAAGAAGTAGAAAAACATCCTTCTGTGGAAAATATCCCAGAAGAACAACCTGAAAAAATTAACACTGATATTTCTGAAAATCGTGATAATGCAGAGGCTGTTAAAACTCTTTTGGATGTAGTGGAATCTTTAGAGAACTTTAAAGATAATCTTAAACTCATGCAAGAAGAGGAAGTAGTCTTAGATCACGAATCTTTAAATTTATTTAACCAACGAGTAACGATGGCATTTAATAAAGGCAATATGGAAGCTCCATTGCCCCTACATTTGTCAAGAGAATCTTTTCGCAATACTTTCGGTCAAGAAGCTTATAACTTAATGATCGAGCGTCTCGAAGAGATTAATAGAAAGTTGGTAGAAAAACTTAATTAAGAAAGGAATAAGGCAATGGCTAGTTTGCTAGACTTATCTCGTGAAGAACACACTATTGATGAAACACCTATTGGTGAGCCTCAAGATATCAACCCAGAAGAACCTGAAAATGTAGCAGGTGATGGTAAAGTACAAAATGGTCCTGAAGAAAAATCAGATGAGTCCAGTACTGATGTAGAAGGTGCTGAAGATGCTCTGATTGGTGATGCTCTGAAAACCATCGCTTCTTTGGAAGCTGTAAATCGCACACTGAGCATGTTTGTTAAACATAAAGTGAAAATTGACCAAGAATCTTTGGTACGTGCTTACAGTGACATTTCCAAAGCATATGCGGATAATAACTTGAAAGAACCAGTACCATTGGTAATGGCTGTTGAATCTCATCAAACACTTGCTGACCGTACCCATATGGTTCAAGAATTGATTTGTTCTGTAGAATCACAAATCTCTGGTTTGTTGAAAAACGTACAAATGATTCAAGATAACCGTATTAACCGTATTAAAGCTCGTGTAGCAAGTATTTCTCGTGAATCTTTGGAAGTATCCCAAGAAGTAAACATGAACCTTGCTAAAGTAGCAGTTGCTAACAAAGCTGGTGGTGGTACAATCAGTCAACTCTGGAATAATCTTACCATGAAGCAATCGGTATATTTGCCGTTTGAAGCTAAAGACGTGAGTTTCTTTAAATCTATTAAAGTAGGTGATGAGAAAACGCTTGTAGAAACATTGCGCCGTAACATCAATAACTTGCGTACTGGTCGCCAGCTTGAGTTGTTCCCATTGGACTTCCGTTCTTGGAAAAATGGCTTTACTAACCAAATTAAAAATACAGTAGGTCAAGGTCAAGGGGTTAATATTGATATCCCAATGACTGATAAAGAATTGTGGATGGGTTTCTGTAAACAAATTAAAGAAATCTTGGATAAGAATCCAGACAAATCTTCTTTCTTGTCACGTATCTTGTTTATCGATACTCGCCATAACCATGCTGAAGTAACTGAACAAAAAGAATTTAATGAGCGTTTCGTAGGTATTCTGGAAGCTCTTTATAATCGTGCTGTTGAAGAATTCAGCCTCGGTGTTTCTTTTTTATCTAAATAAAATGTAATAGAGAGAAAGAAATTTCTCTCTATTATATGGTAAAATGCTCTTAAAATACACATTTTTGTTATTTTAAGATTTTTTAATCAAAAGCTTTTCATTAAACAATTTTTTTTT